TTCGCCGTCGTGCCACTCGCAATAAGCCATTGACTGATTGTTGGTAAAGTCGCGAATCGGCATTGTTTCATCGAGATCGGGAGACGAAATAGTCTCATAGATCGCCTGATAGACCTTCTCACGTCCGGCAAGGGTGCGAGTGAAGTCGATGACAAATGGACGCCAACGAGTCTCGAGCGTCGACAGGTTGTCGTAAATATCACCGGGAAGGGTTTCAGCCTGTCCGGAAAGGCGAATCTGGTCGCCAACGAAGTCAAGATCGCCGGATTTTGCCGCCATCTGGCGGGACCCGTTGATCTCCTGGATTGAGTCAACAATCCGGATTTCTTCCTCGACATTACCGTTTCGTTCTCCCTGAGCGGTAATGGCGATGCCGTGTTTGTCTGTATATTTCATTTAACCACCATCCTTTTTAGGTCGAAGCGAGGGCGAATGCGTTCGCTCCCGACTTGTTCAGGCGAACCCAAACGAACTTGTTTCCATCGCTGTCCGTGATAAGCGGAGCGTCGACGGTTCCGAGAATTGCCTTTCCGGTAGTTTTCACATCCGTGATGACAATCTTGAGATCTGCGCCGATGGTTCCATACACGACAGAACCAACCGCGAACGTTCCGGTTCCGATCTCGATGCGGGAAGCGTCCGACATCTTGCAGAACTCGATAACGTCACCGGTATGTCCGTCAAGAGTTACGCGATAGGCGGCAGGGTACGGATCGCCGGGGTTATCCATCGCGACGTACGGCTGCTTGCGAACAATACCACCGGTATACCCGTCTCCGGTATTGACAATAAAATCGTCAGTCTTGATCCCGTCGAAAAGGGCTTTTGACGCAAGCCGAGTCGACAGCGGGAGCTGTGACGGATTGACTTTCTTTCTCAGTCTTGCCATTTATTTACTCTCCTTGAAATTGCTTCCGATCTGGATGCCCTTTCCTTTGGTGGTTCCGCCGCCAGCAACATGCTGGCGTCCGTCTGCGTTCTTCGCAGCAATGATCTTGATTGCGTCAAGACCCTTCAGGCGATCGATCTCGCCGGCGATATCTTTCTGTGATCCAACCTTGATTCCGAAAAGCCCGGAAACAGATTTCTTGAGTTCGGGATCATGGCCGAATTCTTTCTCGATTGCCGCATCACGAAGCGTAGCAAACGAATTGCCCTGGGCCGCAACGGCGTCAGTAACAATCTGTTCGACATCACCACCGGCAGCAATCTGGCGGACCTTGCCAAGAACGGCGAGGTCGGCTTTATGCGCGGCGGTCAACACTTCAATGTTCAGCCCGAGATCCTTCATTACCGCAACGTGATCGGTACGATTTTTCGTCATCGTATCTTTCAGTGCGGCAATAAGTTCATCGTAATTGAGGTCCATTGGTGTATCTCCTTCATTATATTCATCGATCACGTCCTTCTGTGAAGTCGCGATCATCTTTGAAGCCATTCCTGTCTGGTCCCATTCAACCAGATCATTCCGTTCTTTTCCGACAGACTTTATAGCATGAACGACTTGCGTTCCGTCTTTGCCTGCCGCAGTCTTGTATTTGTAGAGCCCGAACAAGGAGGTAGAAATAAGCCCTGCTTTTATCTCCGAAACAAGCGAGTCGTAGTCGTTCTTGTCCATCTTGTTTGATACATAATGTCGTAAAAGCATGGTATCTTCTGATACCACTTTCGCCGCAGTTACATATACATGATTGCGCACGCGTTCTTTTTCAACATGAAGCGCCGTATGTCCGTAGGCAGATCCGGGTATCGGAACACTATTCGCCTTCTCTGAATAGGAATCCGCATAGGATTTGTCGAATATGGTCCCGTCGGTTGCCGGATACTTGTCGCCGAATTTTACTTCCTGAACGAACTCGAACGGCGAACCGTCTCCTGACGAAAGAATGTCGAATGCTTTTTTGTTCGATGCAGAAAGCGGAACGCTGTTTATTACATCTGAGCCGATTTCTGTCTTCGGAGCTTCCGCATATTGAGCCGTGAGTATCCCGCACCGAACATTTTTATCCTTCATATGCATCTCCTCGTTCAGTTAAAACATCAACTTCACTTCTTGTCAAGTAACGACAGCCGTATCTTTTTCTTCATTGTTCGGTATTCTTCTTTCTTTTTCAGTGAACTGAATATAAAAAATACCGCCAATCTTCCGTAAAAAGATGACCGAGCATCCTTTACAACGTCAATAAAAGACTCGTAATCTGAATACTTTATTGCAGTGTACAGGCTTGGAAAAAGCATGGCGCGATCCTTGTACCGTTTGAATTCATTCATAATCAGCACGAAAAAAATGCAGCACGAAATAACCGAAAGATACGAAATAATAATTCCAAAGTTATAATAAGATACTACGAACAACACGAAAGATCCGCCGGCGAGTAAGCACATAGCAAAAAGTGACGCCAGATGAATCGCAAACATCATCCTACTGATCTTTATTTCTGTTTTCGTTCTCAATTAATAAATCTCCTTCTTGTTTATTGTCCGTTGCCGATTTCGCCGAAGCGCCGAAGGCTTTTTTTACGCCTTCAAGGTCTTTCAGTAGTTTTTCACGGCCTTTCTCCCATTCGTCATAATCCTGGAGTTGGTTCATATACGAATCGATATAGGCGCGGATTTCTTTGTCATTCATCAAGCCTTCGTCTTTTGCAATCTTCATAGACGACATCATGTAATTGACGATTTTCGCTCGAAGTTCAGCAGAGTCGAGGTCGATACGCTTCCAGGTTACATCTCCAGCCAAGAAAACTGGCTGCGAATTCGTCGCCCTGGAAAGAACCATTGCTGAAATTTCAACCCACTTCTCCCAGAACGAAGAAAGGCTTTCTTGGTCTTCCTGGATAAGCTGAATGAATGTTGGTACTTGAATTTGAGCAGACGCGAACGATGCGCCAAGTTTCGGCGGGAACACAAACTCGGGAATACGGAGTGTTTCGATAAGATTCATGAAAAGTAATTTTAGTATCTGAATAGAGTCGGTGGCGGTCTGTCCAGGATTAAGATACGAAACACCTTCTTCTTTTCCCGAAGTTGAAACCGTATTGAAAAATATATCTAGATCTTCGAGCGGAACCCCGCCGCCTGCGGTTACTCCGTTGATCCTGCATGTTTTTTCAAGCCACGTATCGGGGTCATCGCCTTTAATGAGGTATTTTTTTCGAGACGAACGCTTGTCTTCGATTATGCGATTCTCCATGATGGTATGCATGTTTGCGAGGTACGGCTCGACCGGCTCAATCATTCCGTGTCCCTGAATTTCATCATCGCCCTTCCCGTATGAACCCCAAATTATCGGAAGCATTCCGTAATTATGCGTATATGTCGACTTTGATTTCTTTCCTGGAGGCACAGAGTTAATATATTCAGTAACAATTTTATTTTCATCAAAATAAATGCGGCGAGTTGTCGAGGCGCTATTTCCGTACTGGTCAAAGAATTGAATCTTTTGTTTGAACGAAATAGCCTTAAGTTCTTTTGTGTCGATGTCGAGATATGGAGTTTCAACATCATCCATACCGAAATAAATATACTCAAGGTCTCCTTTTTCGGAATTATAATTTGCCCAGATGTACTCGTTTCCCTCAGAAAACATTTTCCGGTGAGCCGTTTTCCTTTGGGCTCGTATATGCTTCTGGATAATCTTCTGCTGCTTCACCGGACCAGAAAGCTTAACAGTCGGAGAACCAACATAATCAATAACGGCTTTAATCGCGCAGATCACTACGGAAGCTGAAAGCTTGTAGGATTTTGCAGTGTTATGCCAGATATCCCGAGCAAGTTTTGCATCGACTCGTTCGACCATTGTTAAATCTATATCAGAAACAAGCCAGCGATTATTTTGAGTCATCCCGCTTGTTTTATGTGATCCCCTCAAAAAAGCTGGAATTATATTCATAAAAACCCCTTAATCGCCAAGATTTACCCGAGCTGAATAATTTTGACCAGAATTAGAACGCTTGTCAATGCCGTTGCGAAGGAACGGGAAAAGGTACAAGGAAAGTGCATCGCCTTTGTTTGGAGATCCCTTGCCTCGGCGTTTCAACGCTGCCTTTGATTCGAGTTTTATCTTGTTGTTCGATTCAAGCACTTCGTAATTTCTTCCGCATATCTGGTCTTCGAGTTCTTCAAAATACGCAACGTCAAATCCTTCTCCTTCGGCCTTCGGTCCTTCATTGTAGTGAGGAATCGATAATAGATAGAGAAGCGCTTTCATGTTACCCCAAAGAAGGTCGGACATGTCTTCGTATTCGGCGTTTCCGGACTCTGCACCGTGTACGGGAATGAGTTTGAAATTCTCAGAAACCTGGAACCCTTGGAGATATGTTTGCATTCCTGCACCAATTCCAGTACGGTCGAATACAACTTTTATCGTAACGTCTGGATGAAAGCCCATATCTTTGCAGTTGTCGCGCATCTTGTGGATCATCATGAGCACCGCCTGTCCGTTTATTGCACCGTCGGTTGATCCTTCGATTGTCCTCTTGTAGAATACTCGATATCCGTTGCCGGCTACAATTTCTGTTGCGTCATTTCCAGCATCGGCTGGGTCTACGGCGATTATCGGGAAGAATGCCTGCTCGTAAGGCCTGCCATAACAATCCTGAAGTGCCCTGAGTTTTATGAAGGCGGTTGGCGAATCGATCGGGAATTCACCGAGTACACGAACGCGATACTGGTCCGAATCTACTCCGTATTTGTCGGCGATCTCTTTCGGGAACCCAGGATCTCCGCGATACCCTTTTGTCAATGCTGAAAGCGTCAAACATCGAGCGTTGCTGTTCTTGCTGGTAAAAGATCGATGGAAGTTACCGCGAACCTGTGTTGGGTTTCCAATCATGAGCATAAATGAACCTATATCAGACATTGCGCCTGATAGTGTATCCCATATAGCATCGTCAAGAATTCCCGAAGCTTCGTCAACAATTATGAGGCATCCATTTTCTCCGTGAAGACCTGCAAGGTTTTCAGGCCTGTATGATGTCCGGAGTTCTGCAGACCACGATATTCCCTTCCCTTTTACTTCAATCTTCTCTGACTTCCATACAAAAAAACTTTTGAGTGCATCGGATCGCTGAATCCATTTACTCAATTCTCCCCATAACCCATTTTTCAACTGTCTTTCGGTCGGAGCGGTTGCGCCAACTTTACTGTATGGATGGGTAAAAAGAAACCAGTACACAACCCAAGCTGCGAGGCAAGTTTTCCCTGTTCCGTGAGCAGATTTACACGAAACCGGCTTCCTGTCTCTTGCAGACAACGAGCAGGCGTCAAGCACGAGTTTTTGTTGCTGGGAGGGTCCATTCCTTTCAGTTATTTCGGTCCCCATGAACACAATGTCGCAAACGAATTCATACGCCTTGTCAAAGTAATACTCACGAAGGTCTTCAATCGTCATGCGTTTCTCCGTCGTTCGGCGCTATGAGGTTTTTGTTTTGTTTTGATGATTCTACTTTTTCCGCCAGCTTTAGCAGTAGGGTTTCGAGCGCATTGCTTCCGCCGTCTTCGTTTTTCGGCTCACTCTCTCTGATTATATCAATAGCCTTCCATGAACCAAGTTCGAACATTCCGGTTTCTTTATTGAGCGGCATAGCCTCTCGCCAGATAAGCTCTTCGAGAATTTGACGACGGGCCATTTCGACAGGGACGCCTTCTTCGTTGACGAATCGCTCGACGAGGTCTCCGGCTTTATATATTGCAGTAGTGAGGTATTGAGTTTCTTTCTTTCCGAGTGCTGGTGGGTTTGCCATACACCTATTATCAGAAAGAATGACAAATTGTCAAGTATTGTTCTTGTTGTTAAGTTCGGTAATATATTTTTTACGACCATCAAGAATGCGATCTATCGTATCAATCATATCTAGGGCCGACTGGCTTTTCCTTGATGTTGCGTTTTTACGCCACAGGTCCTTCCAATTTGTAACAGCCACAAGATCGTCCTTGTTCTCTATAAATTCAGGAATAGGACGATCGATCTCCTTTATTACCTCTTTGACGACCTCAACCGGAACCTCTTTTATTACTTCTTTTATTTGAGTTTCTACCGACTTGCGTTTATTTTTCTTTTCGTCCGGCTCTATACTTGTGACCGTTATCGCCTGAAGACCTACAAAAAGTATGAAAAATACAATAAGTTGCATATACCGCCTATCACTTATCGCCTGAGGAATTGCTTCAAAAACATCGTCTGATGACATTTTCACTTTTGATGCAACAGTGCCTGATATTTCACTTTTTCGTGCATCTCTCTTTTTTTCATATTCGTCAACCTTTGCTTGCGCCGCCTGCTGGTTAAAGAATATCTGGTCGAGGGTTGCCCTGACGTGCGGCCGTTGGTAATCGAGAACATACGACTTTACCGTTTCTTTCTGCGAGGCAATATCAATATTAAGGCTTTTTATTGTTTCGTCGTTTTTAACAAGAAGCTCTATATTCTTTTCAGCAGCAACCAATGCGTCTTTGTTTTTCATCGTTGCAAGAGCGAAAGAATAATCAAAAAAGAATACAAGCGAAGCGAATACGAGCCACAACACAACCCATCCGGTTGACCAAGACCTGAACACAAATAGGACAATCACAACCCCGATCATGATAAACGCCGTCTTGGTCAGCGCGTCAGGCGCTATGGTAAACATACAGATCGGAATTATGGTTAAGTCAGCAATGAGCGCGACGGCAACTCCGGCGATGTCTATAAATTTCTTCAGTCCTGGGTTTAATGTCATAGTTCATACACCTTGTTGAAATCTATTCCTCCGGCCCAAAAGGTCGGGATTTTTGCTATATTATTCGCGTACCAAACACAGCAGGCGAGTGCTGGTCGCTCTCTGGTATATTCAGGACCAACGATAAGCGGAGAGGCAAGCACCTGAATGCTATCAAATCGGCATTCTACTATCGCATTGCAAAGCATTATGCAGATAGAATTTCCGAGCGGAAGGTTGAGAGATAGAATCTTGTCCTTCGGGATATTCCTCCAAAAGTATAAATCCGGACTCTTCCTTTTCGATTCGTGGAATTCATATACTCGATCCGAAAACGGCACTGGACAAGCATTAAGCGACCATATTTCTTCCGTTTGGCCATCAAGCGAAACGATCTCTCCAGCCCCGCCGATAATTAAGAGTTCTCTGCTTATCATTCTGGAATGGCCTGCGTCTTCCAGGTAGAATAAAAATCACGAGCCTCTCTTGAAGATGGCCAGACGAACTCACTGAGCCTTCTGGTGTTCTTCTTCCCGAACGTCGGCCTGATTATATAAACAACGCGCCCATCAGTTGCGGGGCCTATTCCAATCACAGTACCAGAAACGATCGAGTCAGTGGACATCCTGACAAACCATACCTTTTTCCCGACAATAGCATTTGATACCATAATGACTCCTTTATATTTCTGCGACCGTCGCCGCGATGCGCTCGAATTGAGTTACGCTCAAGATTGCAATATTTTCTTCAAGTTTCGGCGACTTTACAAACAAGATCCAGTTTCCTGATTTTGCATTCGCCTTCGCTTGACGAACCCACTCCGGGAGAGAGAGTGAATTGCAGTTCTTGCACTCCGGATCGAACGGGAAAAGCATACGGGCCTTTCCGCGAACGATTATGTCCGCTCCGGATAGACCCATTTCGCGTGAGTGAATATCGCAAGAATCGCTCGATTGATCGAACGGTATCCCAGTTATGCGAGAAATCATTTCGCACATTTCTTTCTGCCAAGATGCGCCCTTATTCTTTGCAGAACGCGGATTTATCCTGGTCATAGACCTAGATATCTTTTTAAGCAATCTTGAATCGCTGGCAAGTGGTTTTTCACACCTCTGGAGACCCAGACTCGCGAGTCGGAGCAATCGGTCTTTTTCTGCTACATTTAAATCAAGAATCATTTTGAATCCTCCGACAAAACCTTATTCATAAAATCAACGGCGAGTGATTTTTCTTTTAAGATGAACTCCCACCTGCCTATATGTCCTTTCTTTGCTACCTCGTACGGCTTGAGTTCTATGTATCCCTTCATCATGAGGTCTTGGCAGCAAAACTTCGCGGCCTGTAGCGACATGCCAAAATGCCTGCCTATTTTCGTGAAGGTTATATATTCCTCATGAGAATGAAGATACAGGATGTAATCCATTACCTTTCTTTGGTATGTTGTCAACCTTATCATTCATGGATAATACACCCTGAAATTCCCGATGTCAATCACTACCATCGCTTTTGAATACGGAAACGATCCATTTGAAAAACTCGCGGCAGAGATAGTAGGAAAAGTATCCTGCAGCACCGATGCAGAAAAGAACGAATACAGGAATGAATAATGCGATCATACTGACTCCTTAAATGCACCGAGAGTGCAGTACTTCTGGATATTAATTGTTCGCATCATGGCATAGTCCTTGTGCCATGAACGATCCCAAACAAACCATCCGGTAATCAGATTTCCTACATATAGCTCCATGCTTCCGAGCGGAGTGCGATAGTCAACCTGACGATCAAAAACATAGACAGCCTTCAGGTTTTTCCATAGTCCGTTCGTGGTCCTTGAATGCGATCCGAGGAAATTTGTTTTTCCGATACTTATTACAATCGGAGCCACCTCCTTCGCATGAAGTATGAATTCGTCATAAATAGAGAATGGCGCGTTTGTTAGAATCGCTTCGCGCTTTCTGTTGTCAGTGAGAAAGTCGACACCGGTCATGCGAATATCATCACCCGTACAATGGTATCCCATTGCGTTTACCGTTCTCACTAACTGCCCGTCTCCGCATCCGGGGTCGTCATAGCGCGTCCTAACGCTCAGTATTCCGCGACCGAGAAGTTGATGAATAAGCGGAATCGGGGTTGGGTAATTGTCGCTCTCGGGCCTTTCTTCGGCCGGCTTCCTGTTTGCGTATGCTTTTCCGTTCATTCCATGCCCCTTATGACCATATTGAGATATTTTTCATCAAGTCCGTCACGCAGAACTCCTTTCGGCCCCTGATGATGTGAACAAATTGCGATTGCTTCTGATTTTGTTGATTCTAGGCTCGTCATGAAAAGCATTCCGGTAACGTATGCCGAGTCGTGCGGGTCTGCTGCATCGTACTCACCAAACAAACGAGCCCTGTATGCGTGAATCTCTTTTGTTTCATGAAGACCGAACATCCCTATATCGTCTTTATTCGGATGATTCATCTTGCGACCTTCGGACGATTCAGCATGAGCGATTCCCTTCAGGAAATGCGCCGGCGCTCCGGTTGACAACTCGGCCTGCTCGTATATCGAAAGTGTTTTTTCTCGCACGTTGTAAGGATATGAATGATCGAACGGAGTCTTTATTCTGAGGTAAAAAATTAACGCAGTAATTATACATACCACAAGAAGCTTGAACGCAAAGTCTCGCCATCCACTAAAACTAATACGGTAAGTTATCACTTGGTATGCCCTCCATTTCAACCGGTTCTTTGTATTTCTCGACTATCAATCCGTGCGCGACCGATCGGCGTTCCATATCTTCGGTTCCGGAACCACCAGGAAACAGAATACAAATGTCAGCGTTTTGTGCCATTCTCTCGTTTCGCTGCGGACCGGCAACAGAATTATATTTTTCACCGGTATTTCGGCGTGTTTTTATAACCGCACCTTCGACGGTAAGGTCCGACCACTTCGCCTGATATATCATGCCGTGAATGCCATGCGACTTTGCAAATTCGAGCCCGAGAGCGTCTGCACCGGGCGCGCCGCCGCAAAGCACGAAATCAACCTGGTGTTTTGCGAACATGATAGTCAAGTACCATTCAGCGTGTTTTCTTATTTCATTATCGGGAAGATATAGCCTGTTTTGCGCGAACGACCAGCAGAAATTCCTCCCGCCGGCGACAATAGCACGACTCATATCGCTCTCCTTAATTTTATCACGATGTGATTGTCAGCTTGGGTCGAAATATCATCGATTACATAATTCGTCGAGTTGATAAACAACATCTGGAATACGGAATAGTTATTATATCCCTTGATTCTCGCGATAACGGTTTTATCGAACCCGATAAATAGAATATCTTGCATTTATGCCTCTTTTTGGCGAGAAGGATTC